ATTGAAAATCTAAGTCTTTAAAGTTTACATTCGACAGTGAATCAACTGACATACCGCCATCTAAGATTAAGGGTCTGCGACCGCCACCTTCGGGGCTATACCGAGACTGCCAAGACTGAAGCATGCGCTCTTTAATTTTTTCTGATAGAGTATCCGGGCTAGTTAGCACGAGTCCTGGGATAGCTCCATTCTTGAAAAAGTTATCCTGAAATACTCTCATCTTCCTTAGTAGATCCATAGTTCTGTGTGCAGGACTTAATCTTGGCACACCTCTATAAATAGAGTAAAATGAGTTATCTTTTATGTGAATGATTTCACTAGGAAGGTAAGTAATCTTTTCATTAAAAGTGAACTTCTCAATATAGGTAGTATCACTTGTATGAATAAATACTTTCGAGGCAGGAAGATGATACAGGTGTACACCGTCGAAATATATAAAGATGTTGCCGTCTAGAATAAAGTCAATAATTAGATTGCGTTTAAAGGTATTAATGTCCTGAAAAGGATTTGGCTCTATGTTTAGTAAATTATTTACCTTTACACGCTTAATACCTTTAATGCTAGAGGAAACTGGGACTGGCTGACCCACTTTGCAATTAATTTCTGCTGCATCGTCTACAATCAGGTTTACGCCACGATTTACAATTTCTAGCTCTTCGTAGTAACGCTCATATGAGTAAGTCGGTTCTCTACTAGGCTCTACTTTATTACCCATATGGGACTGTGCAGGATTTAACTTCTCCTCCACGTCTACAGTATATCTTCGAAAAATATCAAACCATGCCATGCTTATCTCTTTGTATTTCTACCCAATTTTTCTGTTTGTTAACAGTAGCGAGGGCAGGGTCTTTTCCGTAAATCGAATGAAGTTTTAAATGGTGCATTCGGCAAAGAGTTACTGTATGATCGTATAGCTCTGCTTGATGCTCTTGGATGAATTCGTCTCTCCATTCTAGAATATCTTCTTCTTTTTTGGAGGGACTCTCTTTTAACCATTTATTCAGTAGAGGGGTTAAAGAGTAGTAATGGTGAAAGTCAAGCTTTTCTGTTGCCTTACAAATATAGCACTCAGGACCTTTTTGGTACCCTGACTTTGCTCTATCTCGTATAAATTTAATTTTATCTCTTTTCAAAGGCATTTTTTATTTCTCAATACCAGAATTATAGCTAACTTATGATACTATGTCAAACATTATTTTTCCCACCTATGTGCTAGAAAGTCCTCTGTGAGATTTCGAATGAGTATAGCGCGTATCTTAAGGCATCTGCCATGTGGGATGCTATATTATGCTTCGGCTTCTCTTTTATAAGATTAGGATTTTGGTCCCATTGATACCCATCTAAGCATCGTAGAGTTTCTGAACACTCTCTATCCACTACTAAGTTATCATTATCAATAATCGCGCCTACATAAGAGATTCCATCCACTACAGACTTCTTGGCGTTTGTAGTAGATATGTCATGAGTCTGCGCTAAGTCAAAGCGAGTTTGTTGAGCTGCAGAGTCAATAAAGATATAATCTAGGTCCCATTTGTCAATAAGTTTCTGTATTTCAATTGCATGCTTTTCAGTAGTCTTTTCATTGTCAAAGTACTCATCAAGTACGTAGTACTTATTTGAGTCCCAATCATACCCAACAACTACGAAAGCTGTTGGGTCACGAAGTCCAACGTCCAGTCCAGCAAATTTGTCCATTCTTCTTACATCGAGTTCACTAAGGTCTGCAACACATAGTTCAGAATTGAATTTCCAAATTTGGCCTTCATAGACGTTGAAGTCCGCTTCATACTCTTGTCGAAACTCCGCATTGCTCATTGAACGACGGGCTTCCGCTACGTCCTCCTCGCTCATGCGAGGATTATCTTTATAAGTCGCTCGAATACTAATCCACTGAGGAAAGTCCTTTGAGAATCCACGCTCAAAGAAACGGGAAAACCAGTTTGACTTACCACGAGGTGTAGAGATAAAGATAGCTTTTGAATTATCTTTGTCGAGCGTAGGGCGTAGAGATACGTTAAAGGCTTCTTCGCCCTCTGAAGTTAGTGCCGCTTCGTCAAAGATAATAAGGTCATACGAACGACCAACAGTCGAGTCCACTTGATTTACCGATCCCATACGTACTGTCGAACCATTTGAAAGCTCAATAATCTTATCTTTTGCATTGTCACGAGTTACTTCAATATCAAAGTGACGAATCAAGCCTCTCTGCAAATCAAATGAGATCTGGGATAGAGAGTAGTTCGGTGACATAATGAGAATATTACAACCTGGAACGAGCGCGACGAGCTGTCCCACGATATTTGCAATATAAGTTTTACCTTGACGGCGAGAAAGAGCGGCTACAATAAAACGATACTTTGGACAGTTTATCGCGTTAATTAAAGCTATCTGAGAAGGAAGAGGATCGATATTTAAAAGCTCCAAGTAAGGCTTTACTGGGAGCTTTAGAAAGCGAGTAGTATTAGGATACTCTAGTATTTCCGTAGAGATAATATCTGCTCTACTAATTTGTATAGACATTAGAGTTTATCCAGGATTAAGTCAAAAGATGCGGTTCCCTTGAAATTGTTTCCACTCGTAATTGCAAGGAATTCAATATCAGATTTTGGAGGAATTTGAACAGGTACGCTATAGGTCTGAGTAAAGGTACTCTCATAAATCTCTATAGTAGCTCTTGTGTAGAAGATTCCACCGGCTAAACGAATACGAACATCAAAACGTGCATCCCCGCCTTTTCCTAGCCCTACAGTTAGCTGGGTTCCATAGGCTGTAATACCTGCTGGAACTGTGTATATTGCGGCTAGTGCCTGTGCCTCACCTGCACTAATGTGCCCGACTACAGACGCTCCTACAGAGGCAGTAATTACTCCAACGTTTGGGGGCCTAAAGGTCATCGAGTTTACGCGGAAAAAGGATTGAGTAGTAACTACAGGCGTAGTTCCAGTCAGTGTAATCTCTTCCACAAGAGGAAGATAGTTCGCGTCGAGTCCAACAATCGTCAGCGTGCCAGTATCTGACCCTGAAGTACTGACTACTGTAAGTACCGAAGCAGAGGAAAGCCATGGGTAAGCACCTGTACCAGTCCAAATATGATTAGTACCGGAAACAATGTTTAGGTTTACTCCAAATATATGCTGAAAGCGATAGTCTCGCTCAGCTTTTCTTGCAATGTCTAACGCGTATGGACCAATCATTGTGTTTTCTCTATTAGTGAGTGGTACTTACCACTTAACCTTGTCAGACCAGTAAGCCGCGGAAAGCTTGCCACGAGCGATATTCTTCGCGTGGCGAGCTTTAAAACTTCTTCTGCGTGCTGCAGAGGCTTTGCTCTCACCTTTTTTCTTTGGGGAGCCTTTTACACCTTGCTGACCGAAGCGAATTGTTTTTACTTTAGAACCAGACTTGGCTACTACGATATGGGACTTCTTTGGGTGCCCAGGAGTACGCTTTGGCTTATTATAGCTGCTAACTCCTGCCCTTTTCAGTCTAGAATCTTTTTTCTTCATTTTTTAGGTCTCCAGCCTCTTTCGAGAGCACGAAGCACTCGCAAATACTTGCGCGGGGCGCGGGATTTGCCGACTCGTTTTAGCTTTCCGCGACGAGTCTTTTTATAAATTACATTCTTTTTGCGTACATAAGGCATACTTTAACCTAGAAAGGTCTGTACTACGTAAGCGCCAGCAAGGGCGGTTACTATGATCCAAAAGAGTCGGTTAATTATTACAATTGTTACTTCATTTGCATCAATACGACGCTCTACCTTATGGTATTTCTGGTCTGTATCGTATATCTTTTCCAACATTAGCCCTTGCTGCTCTTCTAGTGTTACCAGCTTCTCTTCTACGTGGGCCATTGATATTACGACCTCTGACAGTTTATCAATCTTTTGCTCGATTCTGTCTAAGCGTCTATCCTCCATTTAGTAGTTTCTCCATCAACTTTCCATAGTTGCCCGCCCCAAAAGGAACAGCTTCATTGTTTATCTGAACATTCGTCTGATTCTTAATTGTAACTTTTTCAAGTTCTGCGAGAGCTTTAATTTCATCCATACGCATCTTATGTGCGAGAGTCATAATGTCGAGCAAATCTTTATTTGTGTAGACACCGCTTTCTTGGGCTTCTTCTAGTTTCGAGGAGATTATAGTGTCCATGAGGCTAGCAATATTATTTCGGTTTCGATACCCAGTATCGAGGTATACAGTATCTATATACTGCTTTACTTCTCGTTTGTTTAGATACTCAACTACAGTATTTTCTGGGATTCCTAGACACTCGACTACAGCCCGAATATTTCCAAACTGCAAATAAGCAGTTGCTACTTCGAGACCTTCAGGTGAGATTATTGTGAGTTCTTTTGACATGCTCCAATTATACGGTTCCTTGTATAAATTGTCAAGAAATTTTTTTGGGTTGGGGGTGTGGAAGAACGAATTTACCAAGTCTTTTTTCGAATTGTGTGAGATTTGGGAAAGCTACACCTATTTTCAATACCTTGAGGGAGGAAAACGAGGTGCTACACCTATTTTCAATACCTTGAGGGAGGAAAACGAGGTGCTACACCTATTTTCGAATTTGAAAAATACCTAAGTGGTACGTGAGGGAGGAAAACGAGGTGCTACACCTATTTTCGAATTTGAAAAATACCTAAGTGGTACGTGAGGGAGGGCGGCTAATGGGCAAATGAGA